TGGTCATGCCTGCCGACGCCGCTGCGACAACGTTGTAGGACGTGTCGAACGCGTAGGAAGTGGAACCGTCCACGCCGCCGTAGGCCGTGGCCAGAGTGGCGGCGATGAGTGCGTCATCCATGGCCCGGTTCATGGCGTTCCGGGCGTTGACGGCATATTTACTGGTCGGGTCGGTGAGGACCTTTTTCAGGTCCATGTTGTCGACCAGGTCGGCCCAGTCGTAGTCGGCAAGCGTGACGCGCCGGCGAACGTGGGGAGTGGACACCAACGGCGTGTCGGCATGGCGCGACGTGCGCTTGACCGCTGCCGTGGCGTTCAACTGGTCAAAGAAAGCATTCTTGCCGACGACCCCGGCTTCCACCCGGACCAGCGGCCGCAGACGGCTTTCCTTCTGTTGCATGAGAATCTGCACATTGGCCGAATACTGCTCGACCATTGCAGTGGTGATTTCGTAGCTCATAGTTACCTCCGAAAAATTTAATTTCAATTTTTCGACGGCTCTGCCCGTGTAACGGAAACCATCATCGGCGCGTTACGCTGCGCCTTTGGCGGCCTGGCTTTCGGCTTGCACGGACTCTTACGAGCTACCCGATTGTCATGCTGGTTCTGTCTGTTTCTCCTTTCGCGGACGCTTGCGCGCTACCCGCTGGGTTAACGGTTTTGCCAACGGGTCCGCCACGAATCCGGCGGATTGTTGGCCCGGTTGCATATCTTTTCCAGTTCTTCAATCGGGAGGGTGAAATCAATCACCCGGCCCGAGTTCTTCACTATCTCTTCCAGCTCGCGCCGGAGGTAAAAGGGAATTGCCCGATCCGGCGGTTCCATAACTGTTTCAACCTGCGGCTGATCAGCGTCTTTGATTTTCTTCCTTGCCATCGTTCGCCCTCGCCTCGTTTTCCTGCTCGCGCTGCTGATCTTCCGTTACCTGAGATTCATTCCGTTCCCCGAACGGTCTCACAACGCGCCTGCCTTCTTTTGTCGGGTCAAAATATTCCGCCATGGCATCACCCCGCCATGTTCACGGTCTTTTTGCCGTGAACCGTTTCCATAAGCCGCGCGACCTCGTCAACCGCGTACTGGTGCTGCGGGTGACTGTTGTTGTAATAGGCCGCGTAAAGCTTGTTTTCTTTGTTGTACATGATATCGTTGATCTTCGCCTGCGCATCGTCGCCCAGCAGATCAAAGCTCTTGTCGCCGCGCAGTATGGCATCTTCCATCATGCCCTTGGCGACGTTGCCGAACACCTCGACGACCAGCGGATCGTTTCCGTGTTTTTCGATGAACGCCTCGACCGTCCCGGGCTCACCGCCGAACCGCTTTAACGCGGCCTGTGCGCCCTTGACGTATTCGTCGTATTTCTGTTTCGTTCCGAGTTTCGCAATGAGCGCCGACTCCGTATCTTCTGCCTGTTTGGCCCGCTGCGCCTCGATATTCTGGAAGGCCTGCACCTGCGCATCGTTGTAAAACTTGAACAGGCCCTCAGCCTGCCAGGGCAGTAAGCCCAGATAGTGCGCGACCTGCTTAAACCCTTCCGTCAGCTTCTCGTCCTTCGGGAATCCGGCGGGCAAATTCGCTTCCAGCTTGTAGCCGTCTGCCGACTTCGGACGCCCGAGTTTGTCCAGCACGTAATTCCAGTTTTCCGGCGTGTTCAGCTTGCCCGCAGGAACCGGCACCTTTTCGCCGCCGATAAGTTTTGACGCATTCGCTGCCCACTTGAACACCTCAGACATTGGCTTTCCGACAAACCCGCTTAACGTGGCATCGTCTTTGTATTCGCCCAGCATTTCCGCGTTGATTGTCGCCGGTTGACTACCCGGATCGCCTTGACTGCCCGGATTTGTTCCCGGATCAATAACCGGATCACCCATAAAATTACCCTCCAATGCTTATTTTTTGTTTCATCTCGTCGCTTAATTGCGACAGGATGTATAAAAATACGTTCCGCTCTCCCTCGCGAAAGGCGGTCTCGTGCGTGTCACGTGAAACATAGGACGGCGCGTTGACGTGGCAGAAGCCGCACAGGTCTTTCAGCACGTCAAAACCCTCGCTTGTGGAAAACGTCAGGCCGTAGTTGATGCGGCGCTGCTGGTCCGCAGTTTTTGCCGGGTCCGGACGCTTCTGCTCAATCGGCCGTCTGTAAATGTCATCATATGCGCTCATCTTGCCGCCTTCATAAGCTCATCGGCCAGGCTCCCTTTTTCGGGCGCCTTCGACAGATTCGGCAGCTGCCCCGCGGCGGCCAATAATGCCGCGTCCTGCTGTTCCGCCTGCTGCCGCCTCAACCGCTCTTCACGGATTTTATCCCTCACGTCCGGCGCCACTAGGTATTTCACCGGCATCCCTGCCCGCATAGCGGTCCCCTGGGCGATTTCATCGACGTCGAAATTGTCCAGGATCTCCGGCCGCGCCCCAGCCAGTTGCGACACGAAAGAGATGACCTGCCCGGTTGCCTGCGTCTCCTGGTATTTCATGGCCAGGGCCAGCCGGCCGACGTATTCGATAGACAACCCGGCGCCTACAAGCTCTTGCGGCACAGGCAGCAACCCGCCGGCCCGATACATGATCCAGAACACCCGCGACAAGAACGGGTCAAACAGCTCCGTCTGCAAGCGGCCCAACGCCGGACCAAGGATTGAAAGCTTTTCTTCGACCAGCTGCCGGACCTCATAGGCGGTCATCTGCTTGTTTTCCGCCTGCGCCAGCAACAAGAACAGGTCGTTGTAAAACGCATCCCGGATAGCCTGACGCCGCTGATCCTCGACCTGTAGCGCCCAATCGAAACGTCCGCCGCTCTGCAACGGCTCGGGCTTCTGGCCCGACTTGTGGTAGATCACAACCCCGGGAGCGGTCCGCGTGGTGCTCAGCGCCGCTTCTGATGTGGCGAACAGCGGCGGGTCAATCATCTTCTGCAGTCCGCGCATGTTGTCGTAGCACATCTGATTCAACATCTTACCGTCCGGAAGCGCGTCCATCCCGGGCGATCGGCCGTAGGTTTCGCCGTCGTCCTTTTCCCAGCGCGGACAGGCGAAGGAAAACTCACGGTATCCGGACTCCGACAGGATGTTTGCCGTGTCCCTTTCGAGGTACACGGACGCCCAGGGCATGTTATCAGCGCCCAGCTTCCGCCAGTCGTAGTCGTTGCGGGGATAGACGGCGTGGATGATATCGAACAGATCATTCTCTTTGCCGTCTTTGTACGCCTTGGATATCTTCGCCGATACCTTGTCGCCCCACTTCTGCACGCACTGACGCGCGGTGAATTTTTCCAGGCGATAAATCGAATCGACAACACCGTCGGCGTCCTCCATGATGCAACACTGACCTATTGAGAACGTCTGGCAGTTGATGGCGTAACGGCTACCCTCTTCGACACACATGACCGCCGTGCCTGCCCAGCCCAACGAGCGATACACCTGCTGTAGGGCCAGCGGCGCGTTGCTGGCGTTGATCGCGCCGCGCATCCGCTCGGTGGTGTCCGCCAACCAAAATTTGACGTGCGCGTTTTCAGCGAGCGACTTATCTTTGGTCGACAGCATGAACCAGGGCACGGACTGAGGTGAGAGGTTGCCGTATAACCCGTTGGCAAACACCCGATGGGCAATAATCGCCGTCCCGTCGTAGATCAGCGAATGACGCTTCCCGCCTTCTACCCACTGATCATACAGAAACTTGATGGCGAGCAGATACTCGGATATTTCGCGCAGGTGGGAGTTGTACGGTCCCTTGTCGGCCGAAAGCTTGTCGTAAATGCCGATGATCTTTTTCGCGTCAGCGCCCATCATGCCCCCGTCGTGGTCCTTCCGGTCCCGCCGCCAAGTATGCGTTTCTTCACCACCGCGTCAGCGCCGGGAATGTCACCGGCATACTCTTTTTGAGTCGGCGTCGGCAACGCCCGCAGAATGCGCCGCTTCTCGTCCTTCACCGTCGCGGCCTGCGATATGTCCTTCTCTCCCGGAATGTTCCCGGGTGCCTTCGGCTGCGCGGCAAGAGGCGGCGGGTCTTTCTTTTTCATTGGCGGCACAACCGGCGCATCTTTCGGCGGATGCAACTGCCGCATCAACAACGACCCCAACAACTCAGCCATATTATCGCCTCCCAAATACGTTATATTCCGTCTGCCGCTGGGCACGTTTCCCGATCGTGAAAACGTCTGTCTGTATGTCCTGCGCCTGCTGCATCCGCAGAATCGTGGCCATCTTCCGCGTAATCATGGAGCAGTAAACAACCGCGTCGCCGTCGTCGGGTGAACGTCCCAGTCGCTTTTTCAGCTCTTCTTTGCTTTCGATCAGGATTCCGCCCGGAGTCATCTTCCACATAGGCGCGCACAGATCAGATTTCAGTTTTGCGTCCGGCGGCAGAGCGATTCTGTCGCCTGTTTCCGGGTCCAGAGACTCCCGCATTCGCCACCAGATCATGGCCCGCAGGTTGCGAAACGATAGCTGCCCGGTCGTCTTGTCGTGCTGGCCCTGCACGCTTTTAGTGTCGTAACCAACGACCGGCACAACTTGGATGCCGTTTGACTCCAAGTGTCCGATTGTTTCCCCGCCCACGCCCAGGGCGTCGACATGCACCGGCGCAGCGTCGCGCAGGCAAGAGACGATCAAACCCGCCGTTATGGAGCCGTTCGGCGTTTCCCGGCCGGGCCAGCGTTTCAACGGCGCGTACCAGCGGCCGTAACGCGTCGCCACGACCGTGTTGTCTGAGCCGCCACGGGCCACATCAGCGCCGCAGGAGTCCATTTCACCAACCTGCCCGTTCGGGCTCCACCGCTCCATTGCCAGATCGACCCACTTGGTCGGAATGACCTGCCATGCGGAATCCTCAATTCCGGCCTTGAAATCGGCGTTCAGCATCTGGGACCGAAGCGGCTCAGGAAGCGCCTGCAATGTCGCTTCGTAGCCGGTAGCCAGCAGGAACGGGTTGTCCGTGACGCGGGAGCTGATGAACGTGCGGGATAGCGGCTGCACCATGCGCCCGTTCAACCGGAACGGCATACCGGATTCCACCTCAACATCTTTGCCGTCAATCGTCGTGAACCAACGCAACTCTCCGGGCTGCGCAGGATTCGGGTGCTTGTCGTCCAGCCATGGGGCCCAGTACTGAATCACCCAGCGGCCGTTTTCGTCCGTCGGCGGATTCCCGGCGCATATCACGCGGCAACGCTGGCCCTGCTTCGTCGTGCGCAGCCAGCCACAGAGAAACCGAAACTGCGATTCATTGAAGTGCGTAATCTCGTCAAACCCAATGAAGTCATGAGGCCGGCCCTGATATTTAATTTCATCACCAACATTCGAGCAGGAGCCGAACTCAATTCGTCTATCGGCCAGCCGGAGGATATCCTCTTGACCGTTCCAGCCTTGCCGTGACTTCAGAATTTCGTCCAATAGGCGCGCCTGGATGCCGACAAGCTGAGTCGCCTGCCGGCGGAATATGATCGAATTGGTGTGAGCCGTTAAGGCCGCCCCCAAAAGTAAATCACTTTTTCCGCCGCCAGCAGCGCCGCCATAGAACACAATATCAGCCGGGCTTTCGAGCGCGTCTGTTTGCGGGCCGGGCATCGGCACCCACACCGGCAGCGCAGAATTGATCAGATCATCAAACTCTGCGCGTTCGTCGTCACTTAACGTCGACAAAATGTCGGTGATTTCTTCAATTTTTGCCGCTGCGCTTTTCGCCATC